TCAGTTCCTGTAGTCGAGGGTGATGTCGACGACACGCACCGTGTCCGTGGGCTCGTCGTAAGTCCACCAGACCACTACGTCACCCGGGACACCGGTAGGGGTGCCGATGAGGACCCCGAAGACCCCCGGAATGTCATGCATATTCCGGAGACGGGAGAGCCATCCCTGGGAGGGATCCTCTTGAAGCGCATCAAGGATGCGGAGAAGCTCGTCACAGATGAACCGAGAGAGGCCGTCACTCTCACTCTTGGACTTGACGGTGGCGTACTGCTCGGCTGCGAGCCCAGACATGCGAAATTCCATGGGCCCACCATACCAAATTGCCCCCGATCCAACTTTCCAAGATTCCCAAAAGTGGAAATTTGGTGTCGACTTATGCATTATTAGAGGTGTGAACTCTTGTTCGCACCAGGTAGTGGTCCATCCAGCCACTGCCGACAGACGCCCCGACCCGACCAGAGAACCGACAACACGGCGCACCGTCGTCGGTGGACTCACCCCACGATGAGGAGGACACCTATGTCGACTACACAATCAGTACTGGAGCAGAAGTCAGTACTGATAGAGACAGACGAGAGAGGCCGGACCAACTTAGGTCGTTTCGGCAAGAACGCCCAATTCTTGGCCCATGCCGAAGAGGATGGAACAGTGATTCTAGAACCAGCCCGCATCATCACGAAGGCCGAGGAACGCCTTCGCCGCAACCCTGACGTCATTAGCCGAGTGCACCAGGGCATGAATGACACCTCCGGGGATGTTCCCTTCCCCGGACGCTAGGTGGACATGACGAGGCTCCGTCCGAGGAAATCCCCATCCCCGGACACAAGCCCCGTGTCAGCTCCACGCAGATAGAACGCCGAGGAAGTCCCCATCCCCGGACTCTAGATCGCTAGGTGCAGAACGGCCCGCCTCAAACGAGGCGGGCCGTTGTGACTGGTCAATCCGACCCTTATCGCAACGAGGCCCGCGGATTTCTGAGGTTGGGGGCACGGACAGCTCCTCCGATGGTCCCCTACTGTCCGTGTTTTTACGGGACCCTGGCGGCCCGGGTCCCCTGACCAGGACGTATACCGAGGGTAGGAGCATCGGTGCAGGTCAGCGACTCGTGGGCTCTGCCCGTGTAGGGCGGTGGCCGGCCCTCTCCCCTGCCCCCGACCACGAGAACGGCCCCGACGGTGCCATGCCATCGGGGCCGTTCTACGCGCTGCGGTCACTTCAGCGGAACCACTCCGGGGTCGCAGCATCGATATCGGCGTCGGCGCCGTGGCTGTGTCCCATTTCGGCCAGGGGGACGACGACGGGCGCGGACGCCAGAACGTCGGCCATTTTCTCGTCCGCCTCGATCAACTTCACCCAATGGGCGCGGCGAGAGGGCGGTAGCTTGCCCTCACGGATCGCGTCGGTGACGACAGTCTCCACCCGTGCTCGTGCTGCGGCGGTGGCGACGTTCCGTCCTTCCTCCGCTGCGGCCTCGAGTGCGGCGAGGTGGTCACTCTCGACCACCTGCAGCCCCTTGCCGGCCTTGGCCGCGACGGCGACGTTCTCGACCGCTGCTAAATCGGCAATGGCGGCGACCACCGTGAACGGGTCGGTGGTGTCCTCGGGCAGACCGAGCACCGCCAACAGTTCAGCGGTCTGTTCTTCTGTGAGTTCCAGTTTCATGGGTCAGCCTCCTACGGGGTCGCCAGTGCGGTGAGCTTCTTTGCGGCGTAGGGCTTTTCGACCGCGAATGCCGGGACCGCGAAGCACTGCACCCAGGTGGACCGGGTCGCGCGGTCGTCGTACACCTCGACGCGTAGCGGTTCTTCGAACCCGACGGTGCCGACCTCACCGGCACGCAGGACGTAGGCGGTGCCCGCCGCCAGTCGAGCATTGCTGACGAGCGACAGACCGAACGAGTCGAGGACACTGCCGAGATCCTTGCCGTACAGGGTCCGCAGCACACGAGCCTCCTGCGGTGCGACCAGGAGGACGTCGGGGACCACGCCCATCGAGTCGTTCTCGAACCGCTCGAGCGCCTCGGCCAGCGTCGCGGTCGGGCGGTCCTGCGGCGACGACGGCGTCGCCCCTTCGAGGATCGCCTCGTCCCACGCGGCAGACGCCACGATCGAGTCGATATCGGCGGCAAGCACTGCGGCCATGGCGGCGGCATCAACACGGGCGCTCACAGTGTTCGCCAGCTGCGTGGTCTGGCCGTCGATGTAGCTGACGTCGTTTCTGGTCCGGGCCTCGTCGAGCACCTGGAATTTGCCGCCGACATCGCCGACCAGCGCCAGCTTGGCCTCGGGGTCAACACCTTCGACGACGCTGTACTCCGCGCCCGGGGTACGGGGCGATACCCCGGTCGCGTAAAGGTCGGACGACTTGGCGACGGAGTAGAGGATCCCGCCGCCCTCGACCTGCTTGCCGAGAGACGAGTAGAACTTCGGCATGATCAGCTGACCGTCGGCCAGCGTGGCGATGCGGTCTCTCAGGACCGTAGGGTTCCTCAGTGCGATGTCAACGGTCAGCGCGCGACCGGTCAGCGACGGAATGAGTGCGTTCATAGCGGTGTGTGTCTCCTGGTCTCAGTAGAGGGCGATCTCTGCCAGAGCGGCGGACGCGGCCCCGGTGACGGCGTGACCAACGGCCTTGCCGGCGGCGAGGGTGACGGCCTTACCGCCTGCGCCGACCTCGACCTGTGCGCCAGCGCCGATAACGCCTCCCGCGACGACACGAACGACGCCGGCGCGGTGCGCGGTGAACAGTTCGCCGGCCTTGGCGTCATGGGCTGCGACACCGAGGACGGCGCCCGCAGCGGTAGCGGTGGCCGCTGCGATGCTGCCGCCAGCGGTGCGGTTGCCGGACACCGCCACGAACGTCGACTTCACGACGGGCGCTGTCGCCTGGGCAGTGATGGCCTGACCGGGGCTGTAAACCTGGATCGACTTGGGCATGGCCCGTTACCTACTTTCCTCGGGCACGACGGTGACGCCGTGCCGCTGCGAGCGCCACGGCCATTGCCGTAGGCGCGGTGTTTATTGCGGGTACGTGGATCGCCACTGCCTTGGCGGCGACACCTGCGAACAGGGCGGGGATGTCGGCGATCGTGGTGATGCCGGGATTGGTGACACCGAGCAACGCGCACGCGGTCAACACGAAGGGATACGTCCGACCCTCTACCTCGACGTCGTGGAATCCCTCGACACTGCGCGACGGGTAGGCACTGGCGAGCACGTCGGCCAACCACTGCGGTACCCCGGCGTAGTCGCCGATCAGGCGTTGACCGTCGGCGGTGACGCGGAAGTTCTGCAAGTAGCCCACGGCCGGCTCACCGTCGAAACGGGGATCGTCGTGTCCGAGCTTCAAGGGAGGCCGTCGGACGACGCCGGCACTGTATGCGTCCACGGCGGACTCGAGCAGTTCGGTGGTCACGGTCCACTGACCGGTGGAAATGTCGTGGACGCCGGTGCGGATCAGCTCGACGGACGGGACGGTGACGAGGTTTGCGGGCACCTCGTCACCGTCCCCGGCGCGTGTTAGCGGCGGAGTCCGTGCGCCTGTTCGGCGGCGACGCGCTCACAATCGGCGAGGGAGTACGCCCACCGCCCGGCGACACGACGACTTCCGATCTTCCCGGTCCTGGCGCGATGCCGGACACCGCCGGGAGTGATGCCGAGGATCGCGGCGGCCTGCCTGCTGTCGATGAGTCCATGGATCTCACCTTGACCGGGGACCTTTTCTCCGCCAGTCGGATTGACGCTTGCTCTGACGCTTGGTCCGTGAGCTTTGACGCGGGCGTTCGCGCGCTCAAGTTCTACCCGCAGCTTGACCACCGACGCACCGAGCACACGACCCTTACCGGCGGCGGAGAGCATGTCCCCGTAGGCGTCGATGAGCTTGACGATCAGGGCGGTGTCGCCGGCGTCGAGGTAGACGCCGGTGATTGGCGCGGCCATCAGTGGTCACCGCCGTCGACCAGCGCCCACACGATCGTGCGGTTGACCACGTGGCGTCCCACGAGCCCGTCGTCGGCGAGTGAGCGCAGCGTCCGCGCCGCCAGGACCATGGGCATTGGTGAGCCGTTCGGCATGAGCACGCCGCCATCCGACAGCGCGGCCTGTGCGCACCGCCCACCATTGATCCGCAGCCCGTCGAGGATGGCCCGCTTGGCGGCGTACAGCGCGGGGTCGACGTAGCCGGTCATCACTCACCGTCCGTGCGGTCGGTGGGTCGGTGGCCGATAACCTCGGCAGCGAGCACATCGCCGTCGGCGTAGGCAACCGCGTGCGTGCGGTGCACCAACCGGTAGTGAGCGCGGGCCGTGTCCTGGTCGGCGAGCAGATCGAGCACGGCCCTCAGCACGTCCTCGAGGGCACCGTCACGGCCCGCGCCGGTCAGCAACCGGTCGACGTTGGCGACGTAGTCCTCGGGGTTCTCCGTCGAGAACCGTGCGAAATGGTCGTTGAGCAGGAGGCGGGCGGCGGTGCGTGCCTCGGCCGGGGTACTCACGCGTCACCGCCCACGGTGACGCGGCGGATGACGGACGAGCGGTCCACGCGCACATGCTCGAGGACACCGGCAACGATCTGGCGTTCGATCGCGGCCACGCAGTCTTCCCGACGGTGCCGATCGCCGAACCGGATGCTGACTCGGCGCTGAACCTCGGACATGGTCAGTCCGGCAGCGTAGAAGGTGAACAGGTCACGGGCGAACTCGGCGGGCTCGTCGTGCCACCGGTCCATCTGACTGCGGTATTCGGTCATGGGTCAGTTCTCCTGCAAGAGTGGGTAATTGGGTTGGCCAGCGGGGGCGGTCACGCGACACCGTCGAGGTGGGTGTGCATGGCAAACACGTCGTCGGAGGGCACGTACGGTTTCACGACGCGAAGTCCCCTACCGCGCCCGTCGTCGGCGACGTATCCGTGGATGATCAGCCTTTCGATGGCGGCGAGACTGGTTGCGTACTTCCCGCCCATCGTTTTGGCCGTTACCGTCTTGGCCACTCCGGGATGCTCGGCGATGTACTCTGCTGCACGCTCAAGCATGGCCGCGTCGTTTTTCGTGCCGCCCGACGGTGCGATGCCGGTAGGCACCTGCAGTTCGACGTGAATGCCGTCGCCGCCCGTCGAATCGACCACGACCGTGGTCACGGGCTCGGTCCGGTCGTGGCGGGGCTTGCCGGCGGGCAACCGGCCACGGACGCCGCCCGCGCGGTCCTTACCGATGCGGACGGCCAGGACGCCTCGGCGGCCACGGCCCAGCGGCTCCTCGACCTCGACGATGTACGCGGCACCGGTGAGACCGTTCATTTTGGCCGAACCACCGATAGCGAATCGGCCGCGACCACCGGTGTCCTTGGATACGTGGTCGATCAGTGCTACAGCAGCTCCGGTCGTATCAGCAATGTGCTTGGGAACGTCACGTGTCCACTTGGTCACGTCGTCGTTGTCGATGGACGAGTAACCGAACGTCGCGAGAGCGTCAGTCACGCCGTCGAGCACGGCGAGCGAGTAGCGGCGGGAGAGCAACCGGTCCCAATGGGCGCGGCTCACCGCCCCTTTCAGCGCTTCCGCTGGCCGAACGTAGGTCAGGTGCCGGGCGATCGACTCAACGGGCGCACCTAGCTGCGCCATACGCTGGACAACGGATAGCTGGTCGGACTCGTAATCGATATACAGCACGTCATGACCGTTGCCGATCTCAACGGCGCAGGCGTGCTGCATGAGCAGTGACTTGCCCGACTCACTCTCGCCATGGAACGAGTGGACGAGACCGGGGTAAAGGAGGCACAGCCCGTCGTCCCGAGGCATGATCGTCGACTCGGGCAACGTGACCGTGCCGGCGGCAATGTCCGCCAGAATCGTCGTGAGGTCAACCGGGTCCCACGATGATGTTGCGGTCGCGATTTCGGCTGCCGCCTCGGTGGCAACCTTGGCTTTGAGCGCAGCGTCAGCCTCGGCTTGCGCTTCGACACGGGCGCGTTCCTGCGCCTTGCGCGCGTCGGACTCGGCGCGGCGGGCTAATTCGTCGCGGCACTCCATGATCGGATGGTCGCTTTCTAGGAGCACCGCCAGCGAATGCGGTACCTCGACGGCGATGGTCTCCAATGCAGGGCGGGACATCCGCTCGATGGCCCCGGCGCAGCGGTCCCAGTGCCCACGAACGCTGTCAACGATCGCCCGGGGGTGCGGGGAGTACTCGGCAACGATCACCCACGGGTCCTCGTCGGCGGCGAACGGTGGTTCGTCGTCTTCCAAGTCGGCGGCGGACGAGTTAGGATCGGCGGCGAGAACTGCAGTGATTTCGTGACCGTCAACGTGTGCAGCGTTGGCGGTCGCGCCATTTTTGGGGATCATGCAGACGCACCCACGCCGAGGACGACGGTCAGGCGGTCGATCTGCGCTGCGGTGAGCGGTGGCGCGGCCGCTAGCACGGCCTCGATGTGATCTTGGATTCTCGACGCCGCCAGATCACGGCGCAGATCGGTCGTATCGGTTTCCGGGTGGTGTTGGATCGTGCGTCCGAGTGTGCCAGCGATGCTCCGGCTACGGCTGGAATAGGTGGTTGTGGGCTTCCCGGCCACGGCGGTAACTCTCTCCCGGACTTTGCACCGTCGGCACCGGGGACCGAACTCGCACTTACTGGTTCGGGAAACGGGAAAGGTTAACGGGAGACGGTGCAAACGGGTCATCTGGACCTGCACCCTTTTGGAGCGTGCGAGTTGTACAACGACAAAGTACCAGACGGCAGTCCCCCGAACCCTCACCGAACGTCACTGGCGAACAACAACTTTCACAACCCGTAAGCCGGAGCGTCAGCGGGTGCCAGCCCGACAGACGTTCTACCCCGCTGCGACGCTGTGCCCAGCGCCCAATCGGCCGCCCACGGCGCACACAGCCTCCGGAATCGACCTCGATGATTGCCGGGTCCGACGCAGCAACTCGGATCGGCGGCTGTGTCCAAGGTTGCCGGTCGCACGGCCCACTCGGCTCAAGCTGGACGGTCGAAATTTCACACTGACCCTGACGACTGACCACTGACCATCCCCCGAACCGTTCCCCGTTCCCCGTTTATAAAGACGGGGGAACGGGGAACGATTGGTTTCGGACCGTTCCGGGAACAGTTGGGAACGGTTGGGAACGGTTCGTCGAAAATGCCGACTGACCAGGACAAACGACCGGGAACGGTTGAAGAACGATTGAGCCGAGTAGAGGGACCGGCGACGCTTGAAAAGGCCAAAATGGCGGGAACACTGTTCCCATGCAGGTCAGACCACGTTTTCGGTATGTCGGTGCCGAATGCCGGACACTCAGCCGTTGCTCCGTCGCTTGTGGAAATCGACCTCGACGGTTTCGGGCCGGAACGTCCGGACGCCCCGGCCCGGCGGGTAGATCACGACATCGGCGAGCACATCGATCACGGTCCGCTTGCGTGCTGTGGAGAGGTCCGCCCACGCTGCGGCCACGTTGCCCGACGCAACGAGCGGTGCGATTAGATCCACCGAACCCGCCGAGGTGATCTCAGCCTCAAGCTGCGCCAGACGAGCACGGCCTTTTTCGGTGGCCGCGACAAACTGTGACCGGGTCATGACGCCGTCGCCGTAGTCCACCGCGATATCGTCGAGTCGGCGTCGCACGACATCGGCGGCTTCCCGTAGCGGTGCTACGTCGACCTCGACGGTCGGCGAGAACACAGCCAGGGCGTCGGGCATAGACAGCCGACCGACGATCAGCGCCTCGACAAACTCCTCGACCGGCGCGGCGACGCGTTGCATGTGGTTGTGAGCCGAGCAGCGATACGAGCGGGTTTCTCGGCGCGCTCCACCCGCATGGACCGTTGTCCCGTCGTCACACACACCGCAGCGTGCAACTCCGGTCAGCAACGCTCGGGCGCCCGGTGCTCCCTTGCGTCGTGACGGGTCAGTGAGGAGGGCAATGACGGCCCGCCACGTCTCCTCTGGCACCAGGGCGGGCCACTCGGCCGGGCCGACCACGAACGCGTGGGGATCCTTCCGGTAGGAACCGCTGGACCCTTCGGGGCGGTGGCGGCGTAGGCCGGCGTTCCGCGCGTTGATCAGCACGTCACGAACGGCGGTGCGCTCCCATCGCGCCGCACCTTGAGTGGTGCTGAGACCCGCCTCGTTCCACTTCCGGGCAACCTCGGTCAGCGACTCACCGGCGAGCACCGCAGCGTAGCCCGCCTGAACGGCGGCGGCCTCGTCCTCGCGGATGGTCACGCCATCCGACTCGTATCCGAATGCGCGGCGACCACCGACCCACCGACCTTGGGACGCTGCCTGTGCGATCGCGGATTTTTGACGCGCCGATTTCCTCTCGACCTCACCCTGACCGACCGATGCCAGGATCCGCGCGACCAACCGGCCACCGTCCGTCGAAGTGTCCACACCGTCGGCCGCGGTGACGATAGACGTGCCGTGCGGTTTGCAACGTTCCAGGACGTGCTCAAGTTCGGCCAGTCGACGCAACAGCCGGTCGACATGCCGGGACACGATCACGTCGATCTCCCCACGGTCAACAGCGGCCATCATCTCGTCGAACTGCCGGCGCGGCTTGCGCTTTGACGCGCTCACGTCGTTGTCGACGTACTCGGCTGCGACGGTCCACCCACGAGCGGCGACGAGGCGAGAGACGTCTTCACGCTGGCGACTGACGCCGTACTCGTTGCCGGCGCGGTCCTGCGACTGGCGCAGGTAGATTGCGACGCGAGTCGGTTCACGGGTTGCATTGTCATTCAC